CGAATACTTACGAAATATTCAAAGAAGGTTCAGAAGTAATTCATATCAATCCAGACTTTAAAAAGTATAAAGGCAAATTGGATTTCATTTTTACTTCACCACCATACTTTAATAGAGAAGCATACAGTGAAGATGAAAACCAATCATATAAAAAGTATGGTTCGTCTTATGAGAGTTGGCGAGATGGATTCTTAAAACCAACACTAGAAACCTGTGCAGAATATTTAAAACCTGGCAGGTATATGGCATGGAACATTGCAGACTTGTTGGTAAGTGGAAATTATATGCCATTAGAGAAAGATAGTATTGACATTCTTGAATCTTGTGGTATGATATACAAGTACACAGTTAAGATGGCGTTAGAAGGAATGCCAGGGCAAAACAGAATGGGCGAAGATGGAAAACCTACCTGCAAAAATTATTGTATGGTAGACGGTAAGTATTTTAAATATGAACCAGTACTTGTATTTTGGAAACCAGAAGAATGAATGATTTAGAAAAATATTTTAAAAATAACACAAAAAGAATAATCTATAAATGGGAACACTATTTCAATATTTACGAAAGACATTTTAGTAAATTTAGAAACAAAGAAATAGTTGTTCTTGAAATTGGAGTAGATAGAGGCGGAAGCCTACAAATGTGGAAAGATTATTTTGGAGATAAAGCAAAAATTTATGGGGTTGATATTAATCCAAATTGTAAACATTTAGAAGAAGAAAATGTGCAAGTATTTATTGGCGACCAAGCAGATAGAAATTTTTTAAATAATATTAAAAAGTTAATTCCAAAGGTTGATATTTTAATAGATGACGGTGGTCATACTATGATTCAACAGATTAACACATTTGAAGAATTGTTTAACCATGTGAAAGATGATGGAGTGTATTTATGTGAAGACCTTCATACATCTTATTGGGATGTTGAGCCTAATAGAGATTATTATGGCGGTGGATATAAAAACCCATCAACATTTATAGAGTATAGTAAAAATTTTATAGACTATTTAAATGCATACCATTCTAAAAATAATTTATTACAAGTAAGTGAATTCACCAAATCTGTTGATTCTATTCATTATTATGACAGCATTTTAGTAATTGAAAAATCTAGAAAAGATGAACCCCCTAAAGATTGTAAGTCAGGACAATAATAATGAATTGTTTAGTAACAGGTGGTGCAGGATATATTGGTTCTCATGTAGTTCTTAAATTGATAGAACAAGGGCATGAAGTAATCATCATTGATAATCTTACAACAGGAAGTCAAAAAACATTAGACCATTTAAAGAAACATGGTTGGAATGGAAAATTTTTAAAGTCTGATATAGGCAACATTACTAGAGTTTCTCCTTTTCTTCAAGAATTAGATATTGATATATGTTTTCACTTTGCAAGTAATATTTCTGTGGGAGAGTCTGTGAAAGCACCTCTTAAATATTTCGAAAATAATGTTGGACAATTCCCATTATTTTTATCTGCTATTACTTTTTTGGGGGTAAAAAAGTTTGTACTTTCTAGTAGTGCCGCAGTTTACGGAGATAAAAAATCTACAGAGGCAATTTTAGAATCATCTTCATTATGTCCGACAAGTCCATACGGCACAACCAAAGTTATGTTAGAACAAATGTTAGAAGCATATTCAAAAAGTAATACAAAATTTAAATATACATCATTAAGATATTTTAATGTGGCAGGATGTAACATGGAAGGAAAGATAGGAGATTTTAATTTCGATGGAAAAGAGAATCTAGTTCCTATGTGTTTATCAGCATTGGCAGGAGTTAAAGATAAAATAAAAATATACGGAACAGATTACAACACAAAAGACGGAACATGTATAAGAGATTATATTCATGTAGACGATTTGGCAGATGCACATATAGCCATTATGGATAATTTAGACAACAGATGTTATAATGTAGGCAATGGTATTGGATATTCTGTTCGTGAAATAATTTCTTCTTGTTTAAAGATATGTGGTTCAGTGTACAATAAAAGAATTAAAATAGAAGAAGCCGATAGAAGAGACGGCGACCCAGAATACTTATGTGCAGACCCTGCCGAATTTAAAAAGAAAACAAAGTGGTCTGCAAAAATTACAAATGTAGATGATATTACAAGGTCTGTGTGGAATTGGATTAGAAAAATAAAACATCTTCCTTGACAAATTTAAAATTTGAAGTATAATACAACAATGACAAACATAAACAATCTATCATATAAAGATTATATTACAGTCGGATTAGAAGGACTGTCTAAAAATTTCACTGTTAAAACATATAAACTTGCCGGCCAAGAAGAATGGATGGGATTTGAAAGAGGCAGGGATGTTAGAGTTCAAATCCAATGGAAAGGCGCCTGCATTTGGGAGTGGATACTTGAAAAGGCCTTTTGGATACAAAGAAACACCAATAAAGAAGATAGAGTTTGGATGCGTAAACACGCAGATACAAAACTTAATGCGTGTAAAAATGCCATGGTAAAAAAGAAACCCATTACCAAAAAGAAAATTTCTAAATTGTCCAAGATAAAAGTAGGACAAACTCAAGATAATTTTGAGAAAATGAAACGAAACAAACCATGATTTTAATTGATAACAATCAACTTTTAATAGCAAACATTTTCAATCTTATCAAATATGGCGATATTGAAGATACAGGACTATTGAGGCATATGTGCTTAAACACATACAGAATATACAACCACAAGTTTAAAAAAGACTATGGTGATATTATAATCTGTCACGATTCTCCACACTGTTGGAGAGCAGAAACATTTAAGCATTATAAAAAGAATAGAAAAAAGTTAAAACAAGAATCCCCACACGATTGGAATAAAATATTTGATTCTATGATGATAATTAAATCAGAGGTAGAGTCTATTTTCCCTTGGAAAAATATTTCGGTGCCAAGAACAGAAGCAGACGATATTATTGCCACCATTTGTAAACATTCTTTACCAATAGAACCAATTGTTATAGTTTCCAGTGATAAAGATTTTCAACAACTACAAAAGTATTCTAATGTAAAACAGTGGAGTCCAAACAAAAAAGACTTCTTAACATGTGACAATTCAGAAGAATATTTAAAAGAACATATTATTCGTGGCGATTCATCTGACGGAGTTCCTAACATTCTTTCAGAAGAAGATACTTTTGTTAATGAAGATAAAAGACAAAAGCCAATGACCAAAAAGAAGATGGCAGAAATAAAAGACAACTTTGAAACCTATAAAAAAACAGATAGATGGAATCAAAATAAAACTCTAATAGATTTTGAAGAAATACCAGAAGAAATTGAAAATGAAATAATAAAAGAATATAATAAACCGTGTAATAAAGAAACAAATAAAATATTTCCATATTTAATGGAGAATAAACTTGTAGAATTACTTGAAACGGCAGAGGAGTTATATTAAAATGGCGAGGAACAAAAAAAGACAACGCAACTACGAACACGCGGACGACAAATTCGACCTTCGCAACACCGAAAAAAGAAAAAGTAAACATGGAAGAAAAAAAGATAAAAAATATTTAAGAGATATGTTACAAGGTGATATTGACAAAGATGCATATCATGAGTATAATAAGAACAATAGATAAAAATATAATGGAGACTATATTATGACGACAACAACAACAAGCGGAACAACAATTTCAAACGACACATTGGAGGTTCTTAAAAACTTTTCTTCTATCAATTCTAATATTTTAGTAAAAGAAGGAAACACACTAACAACAATATCCCCTGTAAAAAATATAATGGCAGAGGTCAAAGTTTCTGAACATTTTGATACAGAATTTGGCATTTGGGATTTAAATAAATTATTAGGAACAATTTCTTTATTCGAAGACCCAGAGTTCTTATTTGAAGAAAATTATGTTACAATAAATTCACAAAAGAATAACTGTTCAGTTCAATATTATTATTCTGAGCCGTCTCTTTTAACAACAGTCAATAAGAAAATTAATATGCCAGACTCTGTTGTTGATTGTGTTCTTACTCAATCTAATTTTAATGATATTCTAAAGGCTTCATCTGTTCTTCAGGTTAATGATATTGCAATTCGGTCAAACGGAAACACAATAGAATTAGTTGCATTAGATAAATCAGATAAAACAAGCAATAGTTATTCTATAGACATTGGTACTCTGCCCCACGGCGACCATGATTTTGTTTTCTATTTTAAATCAGAAAATCTTAAAATGATGCCCGGCAGTTATGATGTTAATATTACTGAAAAGGTTGTAAGTGAATTTAAACACCAAAGCAGAGATTTGACATATTGGGTGGCATTAGAAAGTGATTCCACATATACATCATGAAAAGATTAGGTAAAACAGCACTAATAACGGGCATAAGTGGCCAAGACGGTTCTTATCTTGCGGAGTTCTTGTTAGAAAAAGGATATGAAGTACACGGAATTGTTAGAAGACATTCTGTGGCAGAAAATCAAACCGCACGACTAAAAGATTGTTTCGATAATTTACATTTACATTATGGAGATGTTACAGATTTGTCTTCATTGATTCAAATAATTCAAGAATGTGAACCAATAGAAGTATATAACATTGCCGCGCAATCTCATGTACGAATAAGTTTTGATATTCCTGTGTATACTTCGTGTGCAACAGGTATGGGTTTACTCAATGTTTTAGAAGCAGTTAGAATAGTAAACCCACATACAAAAATATATCAAGCATCATCTTCGGAAATGTTTGGTAATTGTATTGATGATGATGGATTTCAACGAGAAACAACTCCTATGAATCCAGTAAGTCCCTATGCTTGTGCAAAAGTATTCGGGTACAATATTGCTAGGAATTATAGAAATTCTTACGATATGTTTATTAGTAATGGCATTTTATTCAACCACGAATCACCAAGACGAGGTTCTAACTTTGTAACAAGTAAAATTGTTAAGGGTGCTATTGCCATTGCCGCGGGAGAAGCAACAGAACTTAGACTAGGAAATTTGGATGCTACAAGGGATTGGGGTCATGCAAAAGATTATGTCAAGGCAATGTGGATGATGTTGCAAGCAGAAAAAGCAGAAGATTATGTGTGTGCAACTGGTATATCACATAGTGTTCGTGATGTTTGTGAGTATGTTTTCAGAAAACTTAATATGGACTACAAGGATTATGTTGTTTTAGATGAAAGATTTTTACGACCAGAAGAACTAAAAGATTTAAAGGGCGATTCTACAAAACTTAGAACAGAATTAAACTGGCAACCAGAACATACATTTGAAACTCTTTTAGATGATATGATGGTAAGTGATGAAAATTATTATAAGGCATTTAAAGATGTCCATGTTCCTTATGATTCGGTAAGATAATTATGACTACAATGACTAAAGATTTTTTATGGGTCGAAAAATATAGACCTTCAACAATAGACGAATGTGTACTACCAAAAGACATTAAAGATACTTTCAGTGGAATAGTTGAAAGTGGAGAAGTTCAAAACCTTCTTTTGTCTGGTGGCGCGGGATGTGGTAAAACCACAATTGCAAAAGCACTCTGCAACGAATTAGATATCGATTGGATTTTAATTAACTGTTCAGAAGACGGTAATATAGACACTCTCCGAACAAAGATTAGAAACTTTGCGAGTAGTGTATCAATTAGCGGTGGAAGTAAAGTTGTAATACTTGACGAATTTGATTACGCAAATGCACAAAGTATGCAACCCGCACTTCGCGGCTTTATTGAAGAGTTTGCCAATAACTGTAGATTTATTCTTACTTGTAATTTCAAGAATAGAATTATTGAACCTTTACATTCTAGATGTACAAATATAGAATTTAGAATACCAAATGCAGAAAAACCTAAAATGGCCGCCCAATTCTTAAAAAGAATCGAATATATTTTGGATGAAGAAGGTGTAAATTACGAAGAAAGAGTACTAGCACAATTAGTAATGCGCCACTTTCCTGACTTCCGTAGAGTAATTAACGAATTACAAAGATATTCAGTCGCTGGTGTTATCGATATTGGAATTCTATCAAAAGTCGGTAGTATAAAAATTAATGAATTGACTACAGCAATGAAGTCAAAGAATTTTACAGATGTTCGAAAGTGGGTTGTTGAAAATCTAGACAACGACCAAACTAGAATCTTTCGGAAAATATATGATGGTCTATACGATACTATGGAATCACAAAGTATTCCTAGAGCAATTCTTATTCTTGCGGAGTATCAATATAAGTCTGCATTTGTAGCAGACCAAGAAATTAATCTTACAGCATGTTTAACAGAATTAATGATGGAGTGCGAATTGAAATGAAGGGATTTACACCATACGGCGACTGTGTTATGATTGAAGTGTGTCAGAAGAGAACCGAAACTGATGCGGGTATTATTTATGAAGATAAGAAGAACATTCCTTGGATAAAGGGCAGGGTTCTTTCTATTGGTCAGGGAATGAAGGATGAGAAAGGAAATATATTCCCGGCAGAATTTGAAGTAAACGACTATGTAGTATTCGACAAAAGAAATGGCGTAGAGTCTTATGAGGGACTGGTGGTGGTAAAGATTCAATCAATCGTTGCAATAGTTGACAAAGATACAGAGATATCAGCATGAAACTTGGTGATTATTTAAAAGCAATAAACTATACCAAAGAACCAATTATGGATTCTGAAGATACTTTTATTGAAAAGAAATATTTGCCATTTATAATTAACAGATGTTTATCCTTTTTCCCAGACACAATTATGCAATCTAACTATATGAATTTCATGTCCCATTTGGACAAAAAGATGCAATTTGATTTTCTTAGAAATACTATAAGAAAAAGTAAAAGATATAGTCCTTGGGTGAAAGAATCCCTTCCAGAAGATATAGACTCCATAAAAGAATATTTTGGATATAGTAATAGAAAGGCAAAAGAAGCATTGGATATACTTTCAAAGGATGATATAGAACATATTAAAAATAAACTCCGTAAAGGTGGAAATATATAAATATGATATATTAATTATTATATTTGAAAGGCACTAGATTATGGAGCGAAATAATATGTCAGTAGATGATTTGGTTGAAGTAGAACTATTTGAGGATGATGATTTTCTTAAAATAAAAGAAACATTAACCCGAATGGGCATTTCCTCAAGAAAAGAAAAGAAATTATATCAATCTTGCCACATTCTTCATAAGAAAGGTAAATATTATATAGTTCACTTTAAAGAATTATTTGCTTTGGATGGACTACCATCAAATTTAAGTGAAGAAGATATTGGAAGAAGAAATTGCATAGCAAATCTATTAGACGAATGGGAACTTTGTGAAATTGTTGACCCAGAACAAATTAAAGAACCTATGTCATCAACAAAACAAATGAAAATACTGTCCCATAAAGAAAAAGACCAGTGGGAATTGTGCCCTAAATATCATATAGGTAATACTTAGAAATGGAGAATTTATATAATGGAAATTGATATTCGTAATGTTAGGTGTCGTTGGGTGAATCTCGACAATGCCGAAGAAAATTCTAGAAAAATGGAAGAGCAATTCAAGCAAATTGGTTTAAAAAACCACGAGCGGTTATCTGCTAGAGTAATAGAACCCCCTCCAGAAACACCCAAAACAATACACCACTATCGAGGATGTGCCCAATCACATATCGATATTCTAGAAAGTGAAAAGGAAACGCCACTTCTTATTCTAGAAGATGATGCTAAAACAACAGATTGGTTTAATCCATTCATACCCAATATTCCAGACAATACAGATGCAATATATTTGGGCATATCTCACGGAGATGGAAGGTATTTTGCACAAGATATAGGACACAGTTTAGCAAAAATATCTGGTGTGTTTGCTACACATGCTATTATGTATTTAACAGAAGATTATAAAAAAGCAGTAATTGAGACCGCAAAAGATTTTGTATATAATAAAAACACTCCATTTGATTTGGGATGTGCAATGTTACAACAACATTTTAATGTAATTACTACCCACTTGCCTTTCTTTTATCAAGCGGATGAAAGGTCTAGCGCAAACAAATGGGAGAATCTTACTAGACAACCACTAAGAATGATGGCACAAAATGCAGGTGCATTAGGACCAGGATACGGCGAAGGGCCACAAGGAGTATAATATGTTAAGTTTTCCAAGACTAGGTGATTATGGATATCTTGGTAATGCTATGTTTCAATACGCGGCATTATTAGGAGTAGCGAAGAAAACTGGATTTAATCCAGTTTATGATTTCAACAAAACAGGAACAATGTGTTCTCTACACAAAGTATTTGATATTAGTAAAGTTGAAAATGTTCTTCATCATGAACAGGTACACGGAATTAGAAAAATAATGAAAGAACCACATTTTCATTTTTCTGAAGATATGTTTTCTGTCGAAGATAATGTTGGATTGAATGGATATTTTCAATCTGAAAAATATTTCAAACATATAGAAGATGATATCAGGTCAGAATTTAAATTTTCAAAAAAGGTTATAGATTCTTGCACTCAACAAATAGAAGAAACAAAAAAAACAACGAATTCTGAATGTTTAATTGGTATTCATGTTAGATTAGGGGATTATCAAAAATTGGAACATATATATGTTCCGTTGATAAAAACTGATTATTATAAAAAAGCAATATCTTTTCTTGATGTAAACATAGAAGGAAATAAAACATATATTATATGTTCTGATGACATTGAAACATGTCAACAAATATTTCAAGGACCAAATTTCGTATTTGCAAGTGGCGGAAGTCCTGAACAAGATATGTGTTTATTATCATTGTGTGACCATGTTGTAATGGCGAACAGTTCCTTCGGTTGGTGGGGTGCATGGCTTAATGAAAATAAAGATAAAAGGGTAATAGCACCCACAAATTGGTTTGTTCCCAATGAAAAGGATGTAAAAGATACAAAAGATTTATATTGTGCTAATTGGCTCAAGATATAAGAAAAGGATTATATTATGAAAAAAATACTTATCACAGGCGGGACTGGATTTATAGGTCACCACATCATAGAACATTTTCTAGAAACTACTGACAACGAATTAGTAATACTAGACAGATTAGACATTTCTGGAAACTTAAATCGTTTAACAGTAATTCCATGTTGGGAAAAAGAAAAAGACAGAGTAAAATTTGTTTGGCACGATTTGAAATCAGAAATTAATGATACAATTTCAAATACTATTGGAGACATAGACATTATTCTTCATCTGGCCGCTGGCTCTCATGTGGACAGAAGCATTGAAGACCCTATGTCATTTGTAATGGATAATGTTGTTGGTACTGCAAACATTTTAAATTATGCAAGAAAAGCAGACATAGAAAGAATGGTTTACTTTTCCACGGACGAAGTATTCGGTCCAGCACCAGAGGGTGTAAACTATAAAGAATGGGACAGATATAATTCTGGAAATCCATACTCTGCCTCTAAAGCAGGAGCAGAAGAATTGTGTCTTGCATTCCACAACACATACAGATTGCCAGTGATAGTAACCCATTGTATGAATGTATTTGGCGAAAGACAACATCCTGAAAAGTATATTCCTATGGTTATTAGGTCTGTACTTACAGGGGATAAAGTTACCATTCACGCAAATTCCGATTTAACAAAAGCAGGAAGTAGATATTATATTCATGCAAAGAATGTAGCAAAGGCAGTTTCCTTTCTTCTAGAGAACGGAAAAGACGGCGATAAATATAACATCGTTGGTGAAAAAGAGATAGACAATTTACAACTGGCGCAGATTATTGCTGATTATATGGGCAAAGAATTAAACTATGAACTTGTTGATTTTCATGGCTCCAGACCCGGACACGATTTAAGATATGCTCTCTGTGGAGAAAAGATGGAAGAGATGGGATGGAATCTGGAAAGAAATCTTGAAGAGAGTCTACAAGATGTTGTAGATTGGAGTCTTGACAACAAGGACTGGATAGATGTCTAAAACAAAAGAAACATATACACCAAATATTTATGTAAACCCCTCATACAATCCTATTCAGAAAATTGACAGAGATTATAATAAGCCTGTAAATTTATTTGTTTTAAGTATCCCGACAACAAAATTGCCTGAAAATGCACTAAATGTTTATTTGGACAATAATGAACCATCATATGCGTCCGAATTAATAGGACTAATGACAATAGAATCGGAAATAAAAGAAAGAACAGATTTAGATTTAATATTGACAAAACGAGTAGAATTGATTGAAAATTCAAAATGTAAATCTGTGTTGTTTCCTTTTGGTACAAGTTGGGCAAAAAATACCCAAGAAAAAGAATTTGGCGTTTCGTTTTTAATAACCGCGCCAATTGGACAAGATGGTTACAACATGAGGCATCAAGTTTGGCACAGAAAAGATGAAATAAAAATACCCAAAAAGTTTTATAATAGTTCTATGAGGCCCAAACAAGAAATGGGTGGTGTGGTCGGAGGTCACAAATATATAAAAAATATAGACGCTGAAACTATAGGAAACGGTGAGTCGGATAAGAAAAAAATATTTGATACGATGTATTCAATTATTATAGAAAATACTAGAGAGCCATATTGGTTTACAGAAAAATTAATAGATTGCTTGCAATCTAAAACAATTCCTGTATACTATGGGTGTTCCCGCCTTGAAGAATTTTTTAACATGGATGGTGTGATAGTAGTCGATACTGCCGAGGAAATTATAGATGTTTGTAACACATTAAGTGAAAGTGATTATAAAAAAAGAAAAGATGCAATTGAAGAAAATTATGAAAAATCTATTCAATATAGTATTCCTTTTTATAAAAGAGTATTTGATATAATTGAAAAAGAATTAGAATTGAAATCGGTAAAACATGAATAACACAAAAGTATCAATTTGCATAGCGGCATATGAAATGGGGGGAAAGGGACAACAATACCTTCACCACTCTTTTATTGCTATAAACGAACAAACTCACGACAACATAGAAGTGGTAGTATCAGACCAAAGCACAGACGACAACATAAAAAATCTTTGTAAAGAATGGTCTGACAAATTAAATATTAATTATATTTGGTTTGATGGAGAAAGAAAATCTTCTTCCAATACAAATAATGCAATGAAAAATGCTACAGGAGATATTATCAAAATATTGTTTATGGACGATATATTATTTGTAAAAGATGCCATAAAATTTGTGGTAGAAGCATTTGAAAAAGAACCAGATAAAACTTGGTTAGTTAGTGTTTGTGGCCATATATATGAAAGCAAAAAAGAAATTGGCGATTTTATGATTCCAAATTATCATGATGAAATTCACAAGGGAAGAAATACAATAAGTTCTCCTAGTGTGATGAGTATTAAAAATATACCAGACTTAATATATTTTGATGAAAAATTAATATGGTTAATGGATGTAGAATACTATAAAAGACTTTATGATAAGTTTGGTCTTCCAATAATAATAGAATCTGCAACTGTATTAAACAGAATTCATGATAATTCAGTTTCGTCTGAAATGGATTCTGAAGAAGGACAAAAAGTAAAAGATGAAGAATTAAAATATGTTATTGAAAAAATAGAAGGGGTTGTAACATGATTTTAGTAACAGGTGGTTCAGGACTTCTAGGAAGAACACTACAAAAATATTTAAAAACCGAAGAGGAAGTTTTGTGGTTGGAATCTTCTCAAGCAGATTTGAGAGATAAAAATCAAGTAGAAGAATTATTTGATTTTTATAATCCTTCTACTGTAATACACATGGCGGCAAAAGTTGGTGGAATTTTAAGCAATTCTAAATTTCCTTACGACTATTATCTAGAAAATGTTTTAATGAACACCCATGTAATTAACGAATGTGTAAAAAGAAACTCTAAAATTATCGCCATTTCAAGTACATGTGTTTATCCAACAGACAATAAAAATTATCCATTAAAAGAAAAACAATTACACGATGGACCAGCAGAACCCACAAACTTTGCATATGCATATGCAAAGAGAATGATGGATGTTCAATTAGATGCCGCTGAAAAAAGTTATGGATTAGAATCTTCTATTTTATATCTTGGTAATTTGTATGGAGAATTTGATGAATATCAAAATACAGAAAAAGCACATCTAGTCCCAACACTCATTTCTAAATTTCACGAAGCAAAAGAAACCAACAAACCAGAAATTGAATTATATGGAAACGGAAAACCTCTCAGACAATTTACACTTACGGATGATATATCAAAAGTTATTTGTAAAATGTTAAATAATTTTAAATGTGGAAGATTTAATGTGGCCTGCCCAGACAATCTTACTATATCTGAGATAGCAAATACCATTAAAGAAGTCGTGGGATATGACGGAAAAATATACTACAACGGAAAATTGAATGGTATGCACAGAAAAGATGTAGATTGTAGTAGATTATTAAAACACTATTCTGATGTTAATTTCACCCCACTAAAAGAAGGTGTAAAACTTGTGTATGATAAAGTGAAGGATTCATTATTATGTGGAAGTTGATGAGCGACAATGCAATAACCAAAGAAGACAGAAATGCCATGGCAGATTTCATTTCTTC